GCGGTTAATGATCCATCATCTGCTCGTGCCACGTAAAGGGCATTTGAATATGAGAGGTAGTCTGTTGCTGTGAAAAATGTCTCGTAGTTGTCGTCGGTTGGTGTTCCAAAACGATCTACTAATTGATTTTCGGAAGTAATCAAGATAGGATCATTAGTTGGACCCCATTTGAATATGCCAGCAATTGCCGCTGGAGCTGTTGCAACGCCTGGTACTGCCTGACTCGCATCCACTTCACGAACAATGACGGAAGGACTTACGGAAAAAGCCATGTTTTTCTCCTTTATTTAATTAGAAACGCGTTTTAATTTTAATTGTTATAACTGTCTCTATTTATAAATTACTCGATTTGCTATTTATATGAGCTTTTTCATAGTCGAAGGCCATCGTCGTGGTAGAAACTATCATCATTGTCTCCATCGTCGATAAAACCAAACGGTAGCATTTCTTCTTCAATTTGCTCTTCTGTTTTTTCTCTGAGCTTCTTTAATGTATTTATGTCAGTCATATCTTTAAAGTAAGCCTGCTCGGTCATCCAAGCAAACAATACTAAATTCATTACTAAATCATCATGAAAACCGGATTCTGCTTCGAATGAGTTTGCTTTCTTAGAAAACCTACTTAATTCTTGTATTGTTTCATAGTCTCGTATAAACAATTGGTTTTGTTCAACGAGCATCTTTAACATAGAACAACCAGTTCCCTTTACGGTTTTAGTTGTTCTTATACCATTTTCTACATTTTTTCCGAATCCGCCACTAAGTACTTTACCACTCCGCCCAGAGTTTTGCGTATAAAGTAAATTCTCATAACCATAGTCTATGTGTAAAACATCGACAACTTGCCCGCCAATGTCGTTAATTTCTACTAAAATACCTGCTTCGTTATATATATTACCACACCTATTTAGCACAGATGCAAAGTCTATTGGACCAATATAATTATCTCTATAAACAGCGACCTGTCTATATGGCATTTCTGTAATATCAAAAACGGTAAAAGTCGAGTAATCCAAACCTTTACCTCTTGCAACGTCTGCAGTTATTACATAATTTTTATCTTTTTCAGGTTTTTCATATTGGACAAAACCTTCGCTTTGAGCAATAGGTGTTTCAGCGTACAATTCTTTGAGCTTAGCTCCTGAGACAAGTGTACCTGACGAACCTAAGAACTCACAGCAATATTCTTGGTTAAACTTTTGTTCATCATGATCTAAGGCTTCAAGTGTTTCTTTACGCCATTTTTCATCTCGGCCAGGAACATCATACCACATTACTTCTTGATATTCATAACCGTTTGTACCTTCTTTGGCTCCTTTACAGGTTTTCCAAAAATGATTTAATCCATTAGGTGTAGAAGTCATTAATAGCTTCGTACTTTCACCAGATGAAATAGTTGGATATACTGACGCGAAAAACTCGTCATATCCTTCAATAAAAGCAACCTCATCGAGGTATAGAAAGTTAACTGATTTACCACGAATAGCGCTGGAAGACGTTGTTCCTGCTAGTACTTGACATCCATTCTCGAGTGCTATGTTACCTTTATTCCACTCCTCGATGCCCTGCTGTAACCATTTTGGCAATGCTTCATATGCTAACTTAACTCTAGCCATAACCTCTCTAGAGGCATCTCCTTTATTCGCAAGGATTGCTACAGTTTTAAATTCATTGAATAAGATATAATGTAAAATAACTGCCACTGCTGTGGTGGTCTTACCTGACTGTCGAGCTGTTAAAACTGCAACTCTTCTTTCTCTAAAAATCTTATCGCAAATCTCTTTTTGATAATCATACATATCAAAAGGAACTAATCCTCGATCAACATGTACAATTTTAATATATTCTTTTGCAAAGTAAACAGGGTCATCAGCGCATTTCATATATTCCTTAAGAAGCTCAGGAGTCCATTCAATCTGTTCCTGAACCTTTTTAAGGTGTGAATTGCCTAGATATCCATCACCCATCTATTACACCTTTATCATCTTCCTGATCTTTTAACATTCTAAGAAGATCTGATGTTGATACAATGAGATTATTATTAGTAACTGTGTTACCAGCCGCTGCTTCTTTAGGCTCGTTTATTTCTTCTTTAGCAAATTTCTTTTTAGTAGAAATATCAGCGTAATCTTTGTTAGCATCTAGTAGTGTTTTCATTAAAGTGGAAACTACTTCGAATGCTCGAGGCTGTTCTGACTGCTTGGCTATTTCTAACATTTCTTCCATAGCGCTTTTGCCAGTTTCTATAACTTCAGCAACGTTTTGTCGGACATGCTCAATGTCTTCTAAATTCTCTTTTTCAACGTCAGATAAAACAGCAGGCAATTGTGGTGATACTTCAGCAACCTCGTTTTTAACAGCAGGTATTACTGTAGGTACTTGCTCTTGCTTTTCATCTTCGTCTATTTCTGACATTGGCCTGATGCCAAGTGCAGAAGATATTTTTTCGTCGCTCATTATTCATCCTCAAATATTGTAATAATACCCCAGTCATCATCAAATTCGATTTGCGTATATGGAACTGATGTTGCAGCTGGTCCACCAATTGTAACTGCAGGAGTTGTTCTATATCCAGAGCCAGCGTTCGTTATATTTATTGAACCGACTTGATCTGTTCCATCAATTACAACTTCAGCAGTTGCTTGACTTGAAACAACTGAATCAATAGTAACATTCGCTGAGGAATAGAACTTACCATTATTATTTATCAGTACTGAATCTACTCCCCCGTCAACAAGAACTGCAGTAACAGATGCTTGGAACGATGCTGGTACATCATCTGGAGCAGATATAGTAAATACGGTGTTGGCGTCATAATTAGAACCAGGATTTGTAATTGTAATAGAAGATATTTCACCATCTACAACTACTGCATCAGCCGCTGCGTTATCTTTATCAAAGTTTCCAGTATAATCTTCGCCATTAGTTGGTTCGGTTGGTACAGTATAAGTTCCTGCTGGAGTTAAAGCAGAACGAGTACTTAATGATATGTTATCTAAAGCACCGAGGAAACTCTTCTCAGAACCAGATCTTGAACCAGCATTGATAGTTGCACCACCCCCAAGAATAAACCCTTGAGGAGCAGAACCACCCGCATCTGATACACCGTTAACACACCATCGAGCTGTTGCACCAACGTGTTCAATTCTACAATGGTTCCATTGATTAAGAATTAATTGTTCGTTTGATCTTACAGGAGCTGAGTTAAAGTTAGGTCTATAAACCGCTTCGCCATCAGCTTCTAATTCTATTCTCATTGTTGTACCAGGAAAATGTATTACGTGAGAATCTGTAGCATTAAATTCTGTTGGATATATCCAAAAATCTATTTCAAAACCATTACCAGCAGTAACAAGATTAATTCCTGTTGTGTGTAGGAAGGTTACGTCAGAATGATCTCCATGGAATAAAGCATCGTCTCCAAATTGAACATAAGGAGATTTAGCAATAGCCTCTGAGATGCCTATTGTAGCTGAATTATAGTATCTACCACCATTATCTACATTAATTGCAGTGATTTCGCCCTCTGAACCAAGCACTTGAGACACTGTAGCGGCTTCTGAAGGTAAGTCTGGCAGGCTAATAGAGATATTTGGCGGTGAAGAATAGTGCCCGCCAGCCTCATTTATTACAATAGAACTAATAGATCCGTTAGTAATTACTGGAGAAATGTCTGCATCTAAAGCATCCGGAGCGGCAATAGTTATTGATATATCGTTATTAGCATTATAGTTTTCGCCATCATTTGTAATGATAACTCCGCCTACTGTTCCGTTATCAAGAACTGCAGTTGCGGTTGCACCTACACCATCCTCTGTTAATGGATTACCATTTGAATCTAGACCTGGCTTAATAGTAACGCCTTCTTGACGAGGAGAGTCAGATGCAGTATCTGTCATCATATCCATATCAATAAACTTGATTACTTTTTGTTTCTTCTCTGGTCCAAAGTACCAACCTTTTAAAGTAAAAGTTAGTGTGTATAAAACAGTTTGTCGTGATTCATAATCACCTTCGTAAAGGTCTTCAGTAGTCACTGAGTTCAATACAACTGGAATATCGATAGGATCTAAGTCATTAACCATCTTTGCTGTAACAGTCCAATCAGGAGTAAAGAATGGAATAATTTGTTCTAAGATCTTTGTAGCATCTTCACTATACTTAGTCATAATATACAATGAAAATTCTACGTTATATGGTACTGCGCTGTGCACAAAGTTGCGAGATGCATCAGTCTCTGCTTTTGCGGTCTTAACCATCTTTTGAGTAGATCCAATCTTTCTTTGTGGATCATAGTTTAAACTTGTAATTTCAAAAGACATGCGAGGAAGTGTTATTGCAGTTCTTCTACTGTTTAATAGATCAGGATCATCTCTTAATCTTGAAAGAACTTTTTGTGCTGGTGCATAAGACAAAGGCACAATCATTGATTGCACGTTAGTTCCGTCGTTATTTGATCTTTCGATTTTTATTTGATTAAATAAAGTACCGAATAAAGCTACGTATCTTCGTGTAGTCTCGTTATAAAAGTAATTTGCAATTGCCATTCTATGAATCCTCTATGCTAAGATTTTCACTAAATGGATCAACC